GATAACAAACCCAGCGAAAAGAGTCTGCCTTTCTCTATCCTCCCAGTCCACAGGATAAGGGGTAACGTCAACGGCTTTAGAAGGACTAGAGTTGTGCCTGCCATTAGGATACTTGACTTTAGTACGACCTTCATCATATAATTTATTTTGCCTTTCTTTGCTTCTATGTCCCTCTAAAATAGAACAGTCCACATGTTTGATTACTTCATTGAATACTTCCTGCAAACGCTCATCACAGGTAGCTAGTCTAGATTTTGATCTTTTTGAAAAGTATGGCATGTGGTAATTTTATATAATATAGCTTACAAATAAACAAATTACAAATACAAATGTTTTATGCACGAGATCCAGTCATCCAATTATAAGCTTTCTTTTTAATTCTTCTAACAGGACTAGCCTCTTCATTTAGTAAGGATTCTCGTTTAGTTCTTGTACTCTTAGGAGCTTTGGCAAAGTAGTCTGCATAATACAACGCATCCATTACATCATCGTTTCTTGGTTTTGGATGTTCAAAGAACTCATCTACTAATTCTGTCATTTCCCTTCTAATGTAAAGTTTTTTAGAATTGACAATAACTCCCAAGCTTGTTTCGAGCCTATCTTGCTTTTTTATTCTAGCGGGTGGTTTAACCCCTTTGAAGATTCCGGGCATCAATCTTTTCTCACTAGCAGACATTCTTGTTACCATATCTCTAACCATTTCTTGTGCCGCTACTGTTTCTATCGTTACTCTTCTTACAGGATTATACTTGTTTGCCAATTTGATAATTTCTTGTGGTACATCAAATGTGGGTATTCTTTCTCTAAAATACTCTAAAACATAACGGTTATTGTTAGAATCTATTGCCATAACCAGTATCACTTGAAAGTCAGACGTCTCTGATGCTGTAGCCGCTAGGTCAACCCCAATGTAAATGTTTACTGGTATAGCATCTTCACCATCTATCAGATAATTAAACTTGTTACGACATTCTACTTGTCCATTAAAATATTGTATTCTATCTATTTTAAATGCGGCATTAGATATATCCCTAGCATCATTCATATACTCCTGTGCAAACTTATTTACCAGACCAGCTTCAATAAACTCTCTTTTTTTTGCTTCTAGCTTTTTTAAGGAGAATTGTTCTTTCCAGATAGACTTACCATCTTCTATCGCTCTTTTGAATGTTACATTCCAAGGATATTCTCTACCTTCTTCTTTTGCTTTATTATTACCATCTAGTACAGTTTGTAAGAAACTATCAAAGTGAACTATTGTACCTGCTAACCATATCCATCCTTCTCTACCGGGTGTTTCTTCTAATGCTGGATACACTGTGGATACGATCCATTTCTTGATATCTGCTCTACGTTCTGGTGTTTTGGTATTTAACTCTGATTCAAAGTCATCTAAGATGATACCAGTATAACGAACATCTACTTCTGCACGACCTCTAAGTCTTTGAGAAGTACCTTTTGCTATCAATCTATCCCCTTTGGGAGTTACGATATCTTTTTCAGTCCAACGTTTCCCAGCCGCTCCTCCATCTAGATTACCAAAGTAGTAACGAAGTCTTTTGTTCATTTCAAAATGATTGCGTAAATACTTTAAATGATCAATAGACTGACTTTGTTCTTCTGATACCCAAGCAATAAAGTGCTGTTCGTCTTCTCTAGCAAATACTAGCTTATGCATGATAGCGGCTTTGGATAGTATAGATTTACCAAACCCTCTAGGCATAATAATACAACTACGACTACCGGGCTTGGATGATATCAACTTATCTGCTACATCAAAATGAAATGCTGGAGATGCAGACTTTTTAAGAAAGTCATTTGGTAAGAAAGCTCTACCAAAGTAAATAAGACTTTTATAGGACTTGGCTAATACCTCATCCCGCTCTTTCATTTCAGATGGGGATGGATTAATATTGAAATTGTCCATTATTTGCGTTATTTAGCGTTTTTATTAGAAAATGATATATTGTATCTAGTATTACCTATTTGTAGCGTTTTAGGGCTAGTATAGCTCCAAATAGATGTAGTCTGTGTGTTCCAGTAATTACTTTTAACCTTTACTATCATAACTTTATTTTAATTTTAATAACCTTTCATATTCTTGCCTTAGAGAATCAAACTTTAATACATCTGATGATCTAGCTGGTTTATTATATTTCGTATCCCAATATTCTACATCTGGTTTATTTACACTTGAGTCACTTCCCTTAACAAATCTATTAGGATGTAAATCACTTTTAAACTCAGAACTCCAATGTTCTCCACTTTCAGGTATGCCATGCCCAGCATTAAAAGCCGCTCTATAATCGTAATAATGTAACGGATCATCAGGATTTGGTGCATATCCATGCATTTTTACAGCCATATCCCACCAATCATTAAATTTTTTATTGTCCATTGGTAAGTTCTTTCTTCTTTTCAGATAACATGCCCTGTTCAAATGCTTTTAGTTTTTCTTTACTAAAGCCAGTGAACTCTTGTATCAGTGCAATAGACTCTGATTTCTTTTCTGTATTTAACATACCTGATATCTTCATTAATGTTTCTAATGCTCTAAGCTTATCGTTATCTTTGGCATCTACTTTATCTACAACACCCTTAGTACTTTCTAATAAGTATCTTTTTGTAATGCCAACTTCTGACATTAGTTCTTCTATTTCTTTATCCACTTGCTCCCTCACTGTTTTACTTTTTAATAATAGTTTTGATTTACGTCTAGCATCATCAGAGTTTGATGTTTTAGGATATGCTTTGATATACGCACTCTCTGGATCTAGACCCATTGCAATGTATTTAGAGAATATCTTTTTTTGTTTGGTCATACCGCCATGAAGTCTAGAGTCATACGTATTCTTTTTTACAAAACGGTAAATGTTATCTGTTATCTCTCCTTTTAAGGTACTAGTATCTCTTATCGTGACCATTCCAATAACAGTTCGCACATAATCTTGTTCTATTCTATTTCCTTTCATTGCCTTTCTTTTTAGTATTTGCACTATCTTACCATCATCTGCAATACACCACTGACCTTCTTTGGCTTCTTTCCAGTTCTTAATTAGTTTTTCAGTAGGATGTGCCGTACGAAACTCCAGCTCGCTTTCGTAAGCATAGTGTGTGACTCCCTTTATCTTTCTTGATAGTGCCACTAGTTAGGGTTGTTTAAGCTATACTCGTCTATTTCTATTAATTCTAACTCAGGCATATTATTTACCCGATATACTAACTCTGCTATTAAACTAATATCTCTAGACCGAGGTTCAATAAGATCTAGGATCTTTAACTGACTGGATATCTGCTTACATCTTTCAATGTTAGTGAATACATCCTTGATCTCATAGTCACCTATTAAAGCTTTTTCAAACATTGTTTTTTCTCTTTCCATATTTAAATTTAATAATAACTTGACAAGTTGCAACTATATATAATAATATTATCTATCCCCCCTATTTAGCCCGGTTGAATTTTATAATAGTACTATAGTATATATAGTATAGTAGTATATATAGTATTTATAGTATTAATAGTATTTATATATATTATATATATTATTATATATTATATATATTATATATTATATATATATTATATATATATAGTAATTATAGTATATAGTATATATAGTATCCCGAGCTCTATATTATAGTACCCGCCCTAGTAAGCGATCCAAAAACTTTAAAAAATTTCAGAAAAAAATATTAGTATGTGTTTCTTTCTTTTATTTTGCATGACCCGCCCCCCATTTCCATTTTAGGTTGGAAAAAGTAGGTTGAAAAAATCGTATTTATTTTACCTAGGGTACGAAGCAGCACGCAACCTGAGCAAAAATAAATGAAAAAAAATCTATTTATTTTAAATTATTTTGGAACTTTATCGGAACTATAGCGTATTAAGAGTATAAGTTTTTTGACAATTCGCTAGTGCCCTGAGTAGCAGAGAAAACAGGGGTGCTATTTATTTTAAATTAATCTTAATAAACAATGGAGGTATCCAAATGGATAACAACTTAAATATCGATGAACTAGTTAACCAAATTCAATTAGAGGTAGATAATCTACAACCAGTTGAAGAAACAGCTTTAGAAGTTGTTCCTGAGATTGTACCTGATTTAACTCAGGACAAACTTAGTTTGTTTGACCATACTCAAGTAGGTATAGAACTCTTTGCTTATAATAGTCAGGGAGTACTTAAACCTGTTGAGGGTTATCACTTAGTCAATAGGATTGAAAAAGAGATTCCTGAATGGAGTGATAAACAAGAATATGATATTAATAAAGATACTATTCTAGATGTACAAAAGAATAGCGTTTCTATTATATCATCGGAGCAAATGGAATCTGTAGCTGAACAACTAGTACAACTAGGTTATTCTGTTTATAGTAGCGGTGAATTAAAGAATGGTAAACTCATGTACATTGAACTAGAACATGAAGATCTACCTACTTTAGAAATACCCGGTACACAACTTGTTCCTAAGATATGGATTGGTACTTCACATGATGGTACGCTAGCGTTTAAGTCTACCAAAAAAGTTATTGATACATTTTGTATGAATACTTTCATGATGAATAGCCGCTCATTCTCTTTATTTACAGCAAAGCATACTAAAAATGCTGAGATTAAAATAAAGAACCATGAGCAAGCTTTACAAGATGCACAACAAGGCTTCAAACAATACTATGAAGCTGTTGAAATACTAGCTGAATATCCTGTTCATAATCCTGAGCCTTACTTTGCTAGCGTTCTAAATGCTAAAAAAGAACCTAGAAAAGTAACTTACAATGGTATATCAACTATGTCTGAGCCTAGATATAGTGGTAGACATGTCAACCAACTACAACAACTTATGGATAGTTGGAATTATGGAGCTGGACAAACAGAACGAGGTAACAATATGTGGAGAGCCTTTTCCGCTGTAACTGACTGGGCTGATAACAATGAAGGAAACGCTAAAGATAGAGAAAAAGACAACCATATCATTGGAACTAGGGCTAATCAAAAGAACAAAGCTTTTGACATAGCTCTAGCTGTAGCTAACAGATAACCAACTAATCAGGGCGGGGCGAAAGCCCCGCTCTAGGAAGGGATTAAAATGAAATACATCCAAGAAAATAGAAGCTGTACAGAAT